ATCTTTTTCTATAATCGCATACTCATTTATCATTTAAGGCTTGCATGTTATTGCCGAAAAAAAGGAGCGTGAAAAGTAATGGAAAGAAAACCGACATTGACTACGATTGCAATTGACAAACTTCATCCGCACCCCGACAACCCTCGTAAGGTTCTCGGGGATATTGATGAGCTTGCTGACAGCATTAAGGCAAACGGTATTCTCCAAAACCTCACGGTTGTGCCGATGAATGACGATTGGACGGAGTTTACTGTTATCATCGGACACCGCAGGCTTGCAGCGGCAAAGCAGGCAGGATTAACTGAACTGCCGTGCGCTGTTGTTGAGATGACTGAAAAGGAACAGTTATCTACAATGTTGACCGAAAATATGCAGCGGTCAGACTTAACCGTATATGAAGAAGCAAAGGGCTGTCAGCTGTTACTCGACCTCGGTGATACGGTCGCAGAGGTTGCCGAAAAAACAGGCTTTTCCGAAAGCAAAATCAGACGGAGAGTAAAACTCTGTGAGCTTGACGAAGACGCTTTCAAAGAGAGCCAAATCCGACAGCCTACATTGCAGGATTATGACAGGCTGAATCAGATTAAGGATATTGATGTAAGGAATGAATTGCTTAAATCAATCGGCACTAATAACTTTGATAATCGACTTTATTCAGCCGTGCGAAAGCAGGAAGATGACGAAGAAAGAGCAGAGCTTGAAAAAATCTGCCTTGATAACGGTATGACGAAGTGTGAAAGCCGTAACGATATCCCAGAAAACTGCGAATATGTAGGCACGATTGGAACAGCACAATTATTAAAAGAGTCCTTCGATGACGATAGGAAGAGATATTTTTTCTTCACAACATACGGAATTTATGTAACTATCTATATTCAGAAAACAAAAGAACAAATTGAAAATGCTGACGCAGAAAATAAAAATAGGAATGCTAAAAGGCAAAAGTTCGATGAACTTGAAGCACAGGCTAAAGAAATCAATCAGCGTTGCAAAGCTCTCAGAGAAAGCTTTATGCTCGAAGGCAACTTTAACGATGATGCCAAAAAACAGGAATTAATCAATTACATATTGTATTCGATGTCGGAGTGCAGAGAATACGATGACAGAAGTTTTTATTTCCTAAGTGGTCTCAAACACGAAAACTACGAATGCATAAATCTTGATGATTGCATGAAAGACACCGGAAAAATGTTAATGGCAGCGGCATATGCGTTTTTTGAAGATCTTTACAACACAAAATATATTAATGTTACATATGACGAGGGTATTCAAAGAAATATCAGCCCCGAGCTAAACAGATTTTATAATCTACTCGTCAAGCTCGGCTATGTGATGAGTGACGAAGAGATTCAGCTCCGTGACGGCACACATCCGATTTTTACCACCGGTGAAACAAACTAAATAAGTTAATCACACAACTGCACTTGTGAGATTATATATCTCATTTTATACCTATACCTACTTTTCTGAATATTACCATTTTACAAATATCTCAGACAGGTGCAGATGTCTGAGATGATTTTAATATTAAAACGAGGAGAATAGTCATGAGAGAATATTTATTCAGAGGTAAGATGATAGCTAACGGTAAGTGGTCAGAGGGCAATTTGCTTGTTACTAAACAAGGTTGCTGTATAACACCCGATGCAACCGTTTTAGGCAGCTATGGTGCAGTAGATCCAGAAACAGTTGGGCAGTACACGGGTATGGTTGATAAGCACGGCACAAAAATTTTTGAAGGAGATATCATTGATTTTTCTGACCGTTCAGACGGTGACGGCTACGGAGTTGTTCGGTACGATGCCGAAGAAACAATTTTCGAGTTTGAGTATGATAACTTCTGCGAGGATTTAGGGCGGCGTTATTGGCCTGAAAACGTTGAAGTTGTAGGCAATATCTACGATAATCCCGAACTTTTAGGAGATGAAAATAATGGCAAAAAATGAGGAAGAGAATACAGGGTACATTACTCAATCTACTCGTCATTCTATGCTTGTATCATTGAGCCGTGAAATCAATGTGATTTCAGACGAAAACGCAGTGTTATACGACACAATAATCGAATTGTGCAAAAAGTTCTTTCCTGAAAAAACAATCAAAAATTTTGCGCTCAATGTAAGATTATGGAGAAAGGAGCTTATGCACCTAATCCTATTGATGATCCAACCACACCCTACATAGAATCTCACATACTGAGATTAGAAATGCTTGCAACCGGAAATATGGAGCTAAAAGACCAAATTGTTAAAATGTGCCGGCTGTTACTTGAGGAGAAAGACAATGACAAAGGCAATGACAGAAGTAAAACTTTGTTTACAATATTTGACACTCCCGAAAATGCCCCGAAACTGTGGAACAGAAGAACATATTGCTATCAAGCCGAAAGAGCCGTACAGGATATGACTGCCGAAAAAGCAATTGAAGTGTTGAATAAAATCGGCGAAGAAACAAACATTGAAGATACACTAAAAAATTTGAGCAATTCCAATATATTTACCGCTCTTAAACTTGCCGTCCATGCTCTTGAAAAGCAAGTGGCAAAAAAACTTAAAGAAGTGATACGCACAAGTAGCAATAAAAAGAGCAGAGTAAAAGCGTTTGAACATAATTATAACCACCAGAATTGGCAAGATCAGGTGCCGATACCCGAGTACAAAGAATGGCAATGGACTGACTATCAATGCCCCATTTGCAACGCCCTCATCAAAGAGGGCAGACCTGAATTTTGCTGGCGCTGCGGACAGGCTTTTGACTGGTCAGATGAAACGGAGAGTGAAAATAATGAAAAAAGGGACAACAGTTGAAAGTGGATATGATGCCGAGGGACGCTGGCATTTGAAGCTCAGAAAAGCCAAAGGCAAGTTTACGCTCGACGAAATAATTGAAGCGGCGAAAGAATGGGAAGAAGATTACTACGCCGTGATAATTAAAGCAATGAGCGACGAGACAGCACAGTATTACGATGATGACCTTGAGGGGGATTACGTGACGCTATATCGTGCCACGGATTTTATAAGTAAAGAGGTGTAAAAATAATGTATCACGGCATCAAATATAAAGGCTTACGCTATAAGATTTTTTCTTTCCGTTGGAAACGAAAAAATCGCAATTGGAAGGATTGCCCGAAGAAACGCAAGGCTATGAAAAAGGATTGGGAAATGAAGGTAAAAAAATAATGTCAGCAGGAACAACAATGCTTATTGTGTTTTTAATCCTTATAGTAGCGTTTATTTTAACGCTTATTTGGATGAGGGAAAACATTAACTTTTATCGTGACCTTTATAAAGTTGAGAAGGAAGAAAACGACCGCCTTTTGAAAGAGAATCAAAAGCAATGTCGAACAATCAATCAAAACTGGGACATCACTAATAAGCGTTGCAATAAGAGCTATACGAACGGCTTTGCAGACGGAAGAAAATACGAAAGGAAATATGGATATGACCAAGAAATCAAAATTAGCGAAGAAGAAAAAGCAAAGCTCGAGGCAGTTATCAGAGCAGCCATCAACAGCAAGAAAGCTGCATTGGGAGAAGGCTGTGAATCCGAATCTGAACCCGAAGCCGAGGACAAAGAGGAAGAAGGATAACATTGATCTTATTTGTGAGGAGCTAATGAAATACAATGAACAACACGGAACATCATACAGTTACGGCGAATATACAGCACTCGTCGGAATGGGCAAAATCAAAAGTAAGTACCGAAACGAAAGAGACATTGAACTGCCGCTCTTGTAGGGAATGCCGAGGGTACAAGTTTTGTGCAAGCAGAAGCAGGGATTATCCTTGCCTGTGTTTTACTGCTAAAAATGAAAGGTGACTACATATGAGACGAGAAGATAAAGAATTTTTAAACAGTCAGATTGAAAACTTAAAAGAATCCGCACACGAGCGTTCACATGAGTGTTTTGCGGCAGTGCTTATGCAGATTGATTATCTCCAGCTTAAATTACTCAAGGCTGAAAAAGGCTGTAAAAAGCTCAGAGCAGAAAACAGAAGATTAAGAGCAGAAAATCAGATGCTCGAGGACAACATGGGGAATCTTTTGTGTACAAGAGAGGAAGAAATGAGGTACAACCGAGTGTTGAATGAAAATATCACAAAGCTGGCTGAGGTCAACGCACTTATGGCAGGTAAGCTCTCGGTGTATGAAGAACCTATTAAGAGGACTGAATCTCAGCCCGATAAGACGGCTGACACGGTAAGAGCGTCAGATCCGTCAGAAGAATAATCAAGGCAACACCCTTGCTACACGCAAAATCCAATTTTTTAATCAAGAAATCAAACAATTTCCATATTCAAAAATTAAAATCAAAAAGCAATGACT